GAAGAAAACCTTACCCACGAGAGGTGAGAGATAGGCTACTCGATAACCTCAGAGAAGGTATGAGCATAGTGGCCGCTTGTACTCAGGCTGGCATCAGCGAGAATACTCACTACCGCTGGCTAGAAGAGTGCGAAGATGGAGAATGGACTGAAGAGGTTAACGCTGCCAAAGACTTCGCTGAAGCCGTAGCGCTCTCCAAGCTCAAACGACTAGGTGATGAGAAGGCCGATTGGCGAGCTTACGCTTGGATTCTAGAGAGGCGTTACCCCGATCGATGGGGAGCCAAGAAGGAGCTCGAACTTAATGTAGGCTCGACCTCTGATAAGGGTACAGAGATGGTCACTTCAATGATCACCCAAGTGCAAGAGGAGCTCAAGCCGCGAGATGACGAAGATGAGGAGATAACACAAGATGCAGATGATTAGAGTAAAGTTAAAGCGAGCTTGGACTATATACGCTTCCAAGCAACGAACCGAGTGGAGTATAGACAATGGAGAGTATCACATTAGAGCCACTTCAGACGCTGATAGTGATGGCTGGAGTCGCGTATATTTCGATGAGGTTGATGTTTCCCTAGGAGCTCTAGTGACAGTCACTGAGACCAATAAAGATGGCTTGATCAATCGAGAGTATTATGAGGTCACCTCTGAGGGTCTCCAATTTACAGACTGTGACTGATGACTGATCTAGTACTAAACCCGCTTCAACGCGCCATCATAAAGAGCATCCTCTCAGAAGATAGGATAATCGCGGCTCGGTGTGGGTGGGGGAGTGGCAAGACCTCAGCGCTAGTCTTCGCTCTCCTCTTCATTACTAGGATGAGGCCGGGAACCTCTAGCCTGTTGGTCACTGATACTAACCCACGTTACAACAGTGTTCTAATGCCTGAGCTAGAAAAGTGGCTAGGCCCATTGGGGTGGACATATAATCACACCCTCAGACAGTGGCTTGACCCATCCACTAACTCAACTGTTTGGTGTCGCTCGTATTATCGACCGGGTACGCGAGACGCTACCCACAATCCCCTAGAGGGGCTCAACATCACTAGTGGTGTTTGCTTGATCGATGAATGCCAGACTCTCACCGCTGAGGTAGCCCATAAAGCTATGGGGCGTCTTCGGGCCGGCCCTTCTCCCATCATGATATTGGTGGGGTTGCCTGTCAGCTCTGCATGGTGGGTGCAGATGGCAGAGCAAGCAGAGTGTGAACCTCTCCTCTTTAGCTCATACGTCAACGAGGCCAACCTCAGCGCGGAATGGTTCGAGGCCACCAAGCTTCTACCAGCTGAGGAGCGGGAAGCTATGGTGATGAATAAGCCAAGGCCACCCACCGGGCTTATCTACTCTGAGTTCACCGAGTCTCACATCATCGACGGATGGAAATACAAGCCGAGTATGACCGGACGCATAGCCATCGACTGGGGCTTCCGTAAACCTAGCGTCTTGATCATCTGCCACGATGACGAGCTAGGAGCTGATGTGATCTGTGGTGAGCTCAACCCACGAGAGGTGACCATCGAGCAACTCACCACCCTCATCCTAGCCATAGCGTGGCCTCGAGCATATCAAGCCGCAGCACCCTCACCGCGAATATGGTTAGATGTCGGAGTAGCAGACAAGGCAGGCCGAGCGCGGAATGACCAAACAGGGCGATCAGCATTCCGAGCGATTAGAGGAGCTCCCCCCGGTGGCCTTGGTCTTCCTCTTCGGAGCAACACAGACCCAATCCGCACCGATGTATTGAACGGCATTCAAAGACTCAAAAGAGCTTTTGGTCGCAAACAATACCTGATCACTAGAGAGGTATGGGCCAAGGGAGAGAGAGCGACAGGTAACAGCCTACACAAAGCTATTATGTCTTATGCTTGGGACAACAAAGAGCAGCCAAAGAAGGACGGCAGAGAAGACCCACTAGACGCGCTCCGCTATGACTGCATCACTTGGAATTGGAACGACACAGACGTCGACCGCAGGCAGTACCAAAGAACCACACCCACCACAACAGGCCGAAGAGTAAGAGTAGGCGCATCAAAGAGGAGGCAGTTTTGACCGTCGATCACCCAACCCACTATCACCCCAACACCATCGAGGCTATAGACGTCATCGAGGCTTGGAAGCTTAATTTTAACAGAGGTAATACTCTGAAGTATTTATCTAGGGCCGGCCTCAAAGACCCTCACAAGGAGCTCGAAGACTTAGAGAAGGCTCATTGGTATCTCACCCGAGAGATCGAAAGGGTAAAGGCCCGAGGATGAATATCTATGATGATGGTATTGGAGAGGTTACACTTATCCAATCGATGGGGGAAGACAACACACCAGCTCTAGCCGCTCGGGTTAGCTTCGCCAAGATGGCCACTCAAAGCGAGATGAATCAGCGAGATAAGACGCTGATTAACTACCTAGCAGTCAACCGCCACACCTCACCCTTTGAGCATATCAGCGCCACCTTCCTCATTACCTGTCCTTTGTTCATTGCTCGGCAGATACAGCGTCATAGGACATTCTCATATAACGAGATCAGCAGACGATACACCTCTAAGGATATTGAGTTTTACATTCCTCGAAGTTTACGCAAACAAGCCGAGACGAATCTACAATGCTCTCTCCCTATCAATATCCCGAGGTCTGAGGAGTTTACGAAGCTGATCAAAGAGCATACTAAGATCTGTCTAGAGTTTTACAACACTCTCTTAGAGCAAGGCGCATCCAGGGAGCAAGCCCGAGCTGTGTTACCTCAGTCGATGTACACTAGCTTCTGGATGAGTGGTAACCTCCTGAATTGGGCTAAGTTCCTGAGGTTACGGCTAGATGAGCACGCTCAACCTGAAGCCACAGAGGTAGCCGAGGCTATACAGGCTGAGCTCCTCGAACGCTTCCCCGTCTCCCTCGGTGCTCTGATGCTGTCATGAATAAGCACATCAAGTTGAGGATAGCTCAGGCAGAGCTACTAGCTAAGAGCTCCCCTTGCCCACGTGGTCAAGTAGGCGCTGTGATATTTGATCCTCGGAGTTGGGCTGTCATCTCAGATGGATATAACGGAGCTCCTAGAGGTGGTGGTGAACTATGTGGTGATCACACTTGCACTAGAGACGACCTCAATATTGTCTCAGGCACCTCAGTAGAAATAGGCTGCCACCATGCAGAGGCCAACGCCATCATGAATGCCGCTCGTCTGGGAGCGTCTACCCTCGGAGCCTTCCTGACAGTGACGCGCGACCCATGTTTGAATTGCGCTAAGTTGATACATCATTCAGGTATCGCTACCGTATACTCACCAGCCCGAGAAGGTGAGGCCGGAGTAGGCTACCTATTAAAGCATGGTGTAAAGGTGGTGCCTTGGAAATCAAAGAGAGACGACTAGCTATAGTACTACTCGACCTCATAGGGTCTACTAAGTTCGTGCAGAAAGTGGGGGCAGTCAAGGCGGCTGAGTGGTTGCAATACCATGACAGGATGACGCGCTCTCTAATGTATCGTTTTAATGGTCGGGAGATTGACAGGTCTGATGGTTTCCTAGTCAGCTTCGAGCGCAGTATTGACGCTGTTAATTTCGCGTTAACCTATCAAGCCACCATCCCCCAACGAACCAAGCTCAACACTCGAATAGGTATACATCTAGGGGTAGTTGCTGAGGTGACACAAGATGAGCTTGATACCCTCGGTGGCGCTAAACCCATTGAACTAGAGGGAGTAGCTAAGAACATAGCGGCTAGAACCATGAGCGTCTGCATGGCTGGGCAAGTTCTCCTCACCGCTGAGGCTATGGCAGCCATCAAAGGACGAACTAACCAGTTTACTCCCAGAGGTACCCGCTATGTATGCGTTGGTTTATATAGATTTAAGGGTGTGAGAGAGCCCCAATCTCTTTACGCTGTAGGCTCAACCCTCCAAAGCTTACAACCTCCCCCGAGCTCCGAGAAGGTTAAGAGACTAGGCGGCCCAAAGAAGGTGAGGAGTAGAGCGCGAGATAGAAAGATAATAGAGTGGTTTTGGTGGTGTATACCTCGAATACTCCTCATAGAGTTGGCCTATGTGTTATGTCTAATGTGGCCTTGGTTGGCTACCTATCCACCTATCAAAGCACTACTGGAGTTTATCAATAATGGACAATAAAAAACCTACTGAGAAAAAACGAACTGAGCGCGAGTTAACCTCTGAGATCAAAGCCAAGCGTGGTTGGTGGTTTAGCGTCTTCTTTATGGTGCTGGTCGTGGGGCTTATCCTGTTCCTCACCTACGTTGAGATCGTAGAAAAAAACCGAGATGTGCTAGTGGGTATTCTCGGCATGATCACTGGCAGCATATCTAGTATGATGGCCATAGCCTCAGGGCGCGACCCTTCAGAGGTGGAGGAGCTCAAAGATAAATTAGCCTCTGCCAATGCAGACAGAGAAGCGCTCATAGCTCGACTCAGAGATGCTCAAATACAGATGCAGTTACTCAGAGAGCAGATCAACGAGCTTCAACAAGCCATGATTGATAAGCTCTCTCTTTTCGCGGGAGAGTCTCCCATTAAGACAAAAGACGCCTCTCAGGTAGTGCTACACCCTACAGTTGATGAATGGCTACCTCGGTCAAAATGAGAAACTAGACAAATAGTCAAGTATCGTCTATAGATAGAATTGAGTAT